GATCACGTTCATACGGCACGACGGTTACGCGCAGCTCGCGATTGATGTGATCAACCTGGTGGAGTGATTTGCTTTCGTAGCCAATCAAGTCTTCTGGCGTAGAGACCAGGCAATACGCAATGTCTGCCCGTGGCTTGTCCCACAGCATCATGTAGGCTCGCAGCTGCCATTCGTAGCCCTTATCCTCACCCTGGTCAGCCAGCACCGGGAAGGTGGTCAGACACCAGCTTGATTTGATATCAATGATCCTGTCCTCCGCCACAATGTCAGCCTCGCCAGTTATCCAGGCGTTGTTCTTGCGCTCAGTGTTTTTGCTGTGGCTTGTCAGATGGACAGCGTTGTACAAATCAATGGATTCGTCTTCAACCTGGATGCCTTTCTCCATGTACTTGCTGCTGACCCGATCGTCGTAGCCGTAAATAAACTCTTTGGCCAGCTTGGTCACGTAAGTCTTAGCCCCAACAGACAATTCATCTTTGCCTTTGCCGTCGGTCATGATTGCGCTCAATGCGCTGGCGCGAAATAGGATGCTCATAGTGTTGCCTTTCTTGCGTCTTTGGCCTTGGTGATCTGATCACGGGCGATCTGGTCATCACCCACTGTTTTGATTCCCCTAAAGAATGCTTCTTTCAGTTGGTCAGGCGTTGTGCAGGCTTCAATGTCTGCCAGAAGTGCTTTAACTGTGGAGTCCGTCACTTTGGATTTGCTGCCAGCATCGTCATCTAGGTGTAAGTCACCCTTGTGCCACAAGTCCAAGGCTGCGCCAAAGCGCATTGCAGCATTACGCAGGGCATCACCAATTACTTCCTTGATTGCATCGCCACCTGTTTTGCTGCCTGCGTGACCGTAGCCCAGCCGGGTAACACCGCAGACTGTCAAGCGGATCCACATACCCCCCATGTCATCCATCACTGGCAGACCGTGAGGGCTGATGGCAAGCGGCTCCCAGTTCCATGCCGGGTCAGTGTCCAGCAAACGATCAGTCAATGCTGCGTGTCCAACGTAGGCTAACTTTACCCCGCCTTTCGGCAGGTAGCTGATCTGGTGATCTGGGAATGGTTTCCGCAGTTCTTGCAATTTATCCATAAAAAGTCTCCTTGATTTCTAATGGTTCTTCGCTTTCAGCAAAAAGAGTGATTTCCGTTTTGTTGCCGTTTTCGTCAGTTATTGACAACTTGCGCCGCCAGTACAAACCAACTTTACTTGTCAATTCATTTGTCTCAGTCAGTTCAATTAATTTAACTCGGTGAAGCATGATGGTTGTCATTTCATTTCCTTTCGTATGCAAGTTCAATTTCAAGTTCTTTAACGTGTTCCGTAGCGTTAGCCAGCAGGTACGACATTTCCCGCAGCTTGCTGTGCAGCATCCCAACCTCAAATGCCAGCCGGTCAGCCGGGTCAGCGCCTTCGTAAGCACGGTTGGCAATGTCTGTAATTCCAGACAAGATATCTTCGATCTTCACAATTGCACTTTCTGGGTCTTGTGACCCCGTTTAGTAAAACATTGGACACTGCCGTTTTCCAGCTTTGTCCAGCCTGCGTTATCGCCACACATCTGTTGTGCAGCCTTCTCAAACCTCGCCAGAGCCGCCTGCTCACGCTGAGTAGCCTTGGCATCACTTGCCGCATCAATCGCAGCCTGGTGATCGCTAGGCCCGTCTAGCAGGTATGCCGTAGACAGCACCGCCGCCACCGCTACAGCCAGCGTCCAGTTAATTGCGTGATTCATTCTGCGTTCCTATCTTCGTAGCGTTCCTGGCCCTTGTCGTACTGATCATGTTCAGCCTGGACCGCCATGTCCTCAAGCGCTTCTTCTTCAATCGTGCCGGCCAGATCGCCAATCACTTCGCTGATATCAACGCCTTCAACCAATGCCCAGATAAGTTCGATGGCGGCTGCACTGCCAGGGTGATCGTAGGTGGCACGTTCTTCTTCCTCGAAAGTTAGATAGCAATCCAGCACCAGGCCGCCGCTTGTCTCGAAACGATGGTTGTACAGACCGTACAGATCTGTCTTCGTTGGCTTGTAGCCAGTTGTCCAGATGGGAGTTTTCATGATGTTCTTTCAGGGGCCGTAGCCCCGTTTGGTTTAGGTTGAACGAACACACCCATCGCAATTGCATGGAATTACGCTGTCTTTGGCGTATTGCCGCAACTCCTTCATTGAGTCAAAACCCATCGTGTGGCAAAGGTCTTGTTCATCAAGGCGAAAACCATCAGGCAGATTTAAGATGTAAACGCCATCGTCAGTGTCTACGTCACGGGAAACATTGAGTTTGTATTTCATAAATTTTCTTAAAAAGACCCCTGCGGAATTGCGTTGGGGATTGACGCTATTGTATAGCTAGCTAAACCAGCGTCAAGCCTTTTTTCAACTATTTTTATCTTTTTTTCTAGGTACTTTCCCTATGTTCATGTGTTAAGCCTGCTATACAATCCTGCGATGCAACCTGACCTAGACACCATCATTGCGAAAGCTGGTAACAAGACTCAACTGGCGAAGCTGCTAGGCGTGACCAAGGCCGCGATCAGTCACTGGAAGGTCATCCCTGAGAAGCGCATCTGGCAGCTGAAAGTCTTGCGACCAGGGTGGTTTGCATAGTAAAATTTGGGCACGGCTAGTCTTAGCGGACGAAAAGAGGATTCTTCACCCTCCTGCCGATGTTCTTTCTCAGTGAAGCAGGCCAACGAAGTAAGGTCAAAAATGCACTATTACCGTCACCACATTGGTGACTTTCTCAAAGACACCGGACACCTAAGTAACGACCAGATGGGCGTTTATCTCAGGATGCTCTGGCGATACTACTTAGACGAAAAGCCGCTGAAAGACGAATGCGAAAGCATTGCGTTTGCTATGCGTTCGGATGAAAAAACAGTCAATCTGATCCTGCGTCATTTCTTTGTTTTACAAGATGGTGGCTGGCGTCATAACCGCTGCGACAAAGAGATTGCCGACTATCACGAAAAGAAAGGAAAGGCGGCAAACAGTGCGAACGCACGATGGAGCAATGCGAATGCAGTGCGAACGCATACCGAACGCAATGCGAACGAACTTGTTTTTGATGCTAACCAAGAACCAAGAACCAATAACCAAGAACCATTATTAATACCAGTAGCTAAAGCTACTTTGTCCACAGCAAAGCTGATGAACTGTCCGCAAGATGAGATTTTGAAACTTTGGGCAAAGCACTTACCGCACCTGGCGCAGCCGAGAAGCTGGGAAGGAACGCGCAGAGCAACCACCAAGCAGCGATGGAATCAGGCCAGCAGGCCAAGCGCATACAGCCCCGATGGGTACGAGACCGAGGCCGCAGGCATCAAGTGGTGGGACAGTTTTTTCAACTACATTGCCAGAAACACCAGCTTGGCAAACGGTTTTGAGTCTGAGGGCAGAACGTGGCGACCAGACTTGGAATGGGTTTTGAACGCCCGAAATTTTCAACGCATCATTGATGGAAAGTACACAAAATGAGTTTTGCACCACCAGAATCAAAGAACCGTGATGACGGCCCAAGCCTGCTATGCAGCGTCAATGGCTGCGGCAACCTGTGGTCGGTAAGGATGGAAGGATCGCCACCAAAGTGTTCGCATCACCAGTGGGGCGCAAAGCCTGTCAATCAATCAACATCGACTTACAAGCAATGGGCTGACCGCCAGCCGCTGAGTAAGCCTGTTGCTGATTGGTACAAACAACCCGATGAAAAGTGGTGAAATATGCCTCTAACCCGCATGGATATTGACGTTATAGCTACAAAAGGAATAGCATGAACAAGATTGAATTTGGTGACTGCCGTGAAACCATGCGCCGATGGAAAGAGTTGGGAGTGAAAGTGCAGACTTGCGTGACCAGCCCACCCTACTACGGTTTGCGCGACTACGGGCATGAGGGACAGATTGGCCTTGAAGAAACGCCAGATCAGTACATAAAAGCAATGGTCGAGGTGTTTCGATGCGTCTGGGATGTGCTGGAGGACGATGGGACGTTGTGGCTGAATATTGGGGATAGTTACTACAACTATCGGCCTGGCCAAGGTCAACGCCAAGGCAAACAATCAATTGCAAGTCAGAAATTTTCAGAGGTTGAGATTTGCCATAAGCGAGGGTTAAAACTTGACGGGCTAAAAGAAAAAGACCTGATCGGCATCCCGTGGATGATGGCGTTTGCACTCCGCGCTGATGGTTGGTATTTGCGTCAGGACATTATTTGGCACAAGCCAAACCCGATGCCTGAGTCGGTGCAAGACCGATGCACGAAAGCGCATGAGTACATTTTTTTGATGAGCAAGTCCCAAAAGTATTATTACGATATTGATGCAATTAAAGAGCCGCTAAAAGGTGAACCAGAAACACGCAACAAAAACGGTGAAGGCTATCAGGCTGACTACGCGCATGGAGACAGGTTTAGTAAAGGAGAAAGAGTGTTTGGTGCTGACGGAATGGCTAACAAGCGCAGCGTTTGGACAGTAGCCACTAAGCCTTACAGCGGCGCTCACTTTGCCGTTTTTCCGTCAGACTTGATTGAACCTTGCATCCTTGCTGGCGCACCGGTTGGCGGTATTGTGCTTGACCCGTTTATGGGCAGCGGGACTACAGCGCAGGTAGCGCAAAACCTTGGACGTAAATATTTGGGGTGCGAATTAAACCCTGATTATTGCCAACTGCAAAACATTCGAACTGCACAACAATCATTGGAACTTGCATGAACTACTACCAAGCCCATAAGCTGCTAGACGAAACCCGCAATGGTCACAACCACACCGAAGCCGACATCACCGCAGCCCTGGAACTCACTGGAGACATTGATCCAGACGTATGCACTGATGGCGTTAGCTGGTGGGGATCAAGCCTTGAAGGATGGACGCCGCGAGTACCTACTGCAACGCTTCAAGGAATTGGAACAAGATTTTCCGGGATTGCGATCAATGATCATCGAGCGAATTAAGGCGCTGAAATGATGCAAATTATGTTCACAGTGCCTGGACAGCCGCACGGCAAAGGGCGACCGCGGTTTGCTCGACGAGGAAACTTTGTCAAAACTTACACCGATGCCAAGACAGCCAGTTACGAAGACCAGATCAGGTTTTATGCACTTCAAGCGATGGGAAGCAGTGAACCGCTTAAAACGGCGCTAGAGGCTTTTATTTACATTAGGCTAGCAGTGCCTAAGTCATACCCTAAAAAGCGAGTGGAGGCCTGTTTAAGTGGCTCTGAGTGGCCTTGCAAGAAGCCAGATCTAGACAATGTTGTGAAATCTTTCATGGATGGCATGAACGGCATTGTTTACATGGATGACTCGCAAGTGGTGGAGATCCACACAACAAAGGTGTACGCAGAGACTGCTGGCGTGGATGTACTGATTAAGGAAAAAGAATGAAAGTCACAGTATGGGAACCCGTCCAGGCACACAAAGAGATGCTGACCGTGATCTGGCCGATGCTTAAGTCAATGCTGATGGCAGGCCACCGGATGACAATTGAGATCAAGCAGAGCAAACGCAGTGTGGAACAAAACTCAATGTTTCACAGCATGATTGACAAAATAGCCAAACAAATGGCCACGGCTGGCAGCACCTGGACAAGTGACGATTGGAAACGGCTCTTGATCGACCAGTGGGCGCACGACACAAACAGGAAAATCGGCAAGGTCTGTCCGAGCCTAGATGGGGAGCGAATCGTCCAGCTGGGCCTGCAAAGCCACAAATTCACGACAACGGAGAGCAGCGAGTTTATTGAATTCTTGTACGCTTGGGCAACAAACAAAGGATTGACGTTGTAATGTGCTACATTTGCAAAGCAGTTGCCCTTTTGGGGGTTCGCCCCCGCTTTTTGGACAGATATGCCAAACATTGATGACATTGCTGAATTCATTGCCCAGCTGTTCCACAGCAGCACGGTGACGCATCTACTCCACCTGAGTACCGACAGCTACAGCAAGCACAAGGCGCTGGGCAAGTATTACCCGCAGATCGTTGAACTGACCGACAAGTTTGCTGAAAACTTCCAGGGCAAGTACGAGAAGATTAAAAAATACCCTGAAGAATTCCACAGCGCAACTGACCCAATTGCTTATCTGCAAGGCATCCAGGCGTTTGTAACCGAGGCACGAGTGTCATTGCCTGAAGACACAGAATTGCAAAACATTGTTGATGAAATCGCAGAACTCATCAACTCTACTCTGTACCGACTGCGCTTTTTGGAGTAAACATGGATAGCAAAATGGAAAAGATGGAGCCAAAAGCTGAAAAAGCACCAATGCAGCCAATGGCCCAGCCCATGATGAAGGCCAAAGCGCCAGCGCCAATGAACTTCAGCGGCGGCAAATCCAACGGCGGCAGCTGCTACGACCACGGACGCAAGAGCAGCCAATGAATTGTGGATCTTGCAGGATGTTCCAAGACCAGCCTATCATGGGCGTCTGCCGGTTATATCCACAAACGCAAAACAAGCAACGCACCGATTGGTGTGGTCAATTTGCTGCAATTGAAAACAGAAAAGTTGCAGAAGTACCTGTTTACGACATAATGACTGACACAATCAAACCGCAAGTTGTTGCCCGAATCAAACGAAAGTACGAGCGTAAAAATGTTCAAACCTCTGCGTGACCGTGTTGTTGTTAAACCCCAGGTAAGGCTATTGAGCGATCTAATTTATGTGGACAACAAGGAACCCTTTAACGAGGGCACTATTGTGGCTATAGGCCCACTGGTGACGGATGTGGCGGTTGGTGACTTCATCAAGTACGGCAACGGCGACTATCTCAACTGGCCCACTCAAACGGAAGATGGTCAGGATTATCAAATCATTCAAGAAGCTGACATTTGTGCAGTAGTGGAGTTTGAAAATGGCAAATAAACCCGGATTGTATGCAAATATTCACGCTAAACAAGAGCGCATCGAGCGTCAAAAAGATGCTGGCAAGACACCAGAGCGCATGAGGTCACCAGGCGCCAAGGGCGCACCTACTGCCGCGGCGTTTAAGGCCAGTGCCAAAACCGCTAAGAAATAATGGCAAAGCACGACAAACCCATTGCCCATACCACCACAGGGAAGGGTAAGAACTACAACGCCACTGAGAAGGGCGCTGGAATGACAGCCGCAGGACGCGCAGCGTACAACTCTGCGAACAGCGCAAATCTCAAGCCGCCAGCCCCAAATCCAAAGACCAAAGCAGATGCAGGCCGCAAAGCCAGCTTTTGTGCGCGAATGGAAGGGGTGGTTCAAAACGCCAAAGGCCCAGCAGAACGGGCAAAGGCATCCCTGAAAAATTGGAACTGTTAAAAAGGAAACATTATGTCAAACTCAGTCGCAATCGGCGTTGCTTACTCCGACCCCGAATTCACTACTTGCTACGCAAGCCAAGAATTTGGCTACAGCACAGCTGCACAAGGCGCAGTTACTCAAATAACTAGCAAAGCTACAGGCGTGACTTTGAACAAGTCTGCTGGCCGTATCACGATGCACGATGCAGCATTGGCAGGAGCTACCGCTGTGTCGTTTATCTTGACCAACAGTTCAATTTCCATCAATGACACCATCATTGTGAATGTCTCAAGCAATACTACTGGTAGTGCTGCCGGTGCGTATACCACTTACGTTTCGTACATGGCTGCTGGTTCTTGTTTAATTACGTTACGGAATCTGACTGCTGCGACTTCTTATTCTGAAGCTGTCATCATTAACTTTTCAATCATCCACGGCGCTAGTTAATGTTTCCTGGCCAAAACCTAATTAGCCAGATGCTCCCTGCCAGCAGGGACATTCGTGCTTTTCAGCAGCAGATGGGTGGCGGCGGTTATTCAGGCGTTAGTTCAAATCCTGGTTGGGATGCGTTGTCCAATGAGGAAAAAGCTGATTTTTATGGGCAAAATCCAACAATGGCAGGCATTACCCAGCTTGGTCAAAAAGCCTTTGGGTTAAGCAGCTACGGGATGTTGCAGAACGCTTTACAGCCTGCTTTTGTAAGCGAACAGAGAGCAGTTGCTCAAGGCCCGATGGCGTTGTCTGGGTTTACCAACTTTGGCAAAGAAAGCGCTATCCCCGGCGGCGGCATGGTCAGCCCGGGTGTGACAGCACAAGATTACGGAAAATCAGCTTTTGGCAAAACTGGCATCGAAAGTCAAGATATTGGGACAGGCGGGTTTGGTGATGCTGCTGTTGGCGCAGGTGGCGGTTTTGGCGGTAACGTTGGCACTGGCGAGAGTGGCGGCAGCCCTGCTGATGCTGCTAATATGGGTTATTCCCACGGTGGCAAGGTAAAGCTAAAAGACCTGATCCAACCAGGCCCAGGCAAAGATGATGGCTACGGTGGCCTGCAAGATGGCGAGTACGTCATTAAGAAAGATGCTGTAAAGAAGTACGGCATCAAGATGCTGGAAAACATCAACCAGCGCAAAGTATCAAAGAAACAAGTAAACAACTTCTTCAAGAATCATGGCTGACAACCGCCTGAGTACGTTTTTGCCCAACCGCAGCGTTATGGGCGCAAAAATGTTGCAGCGTCCAGCACAGCCATCCTTGCGCGAACACTTGCGCGAACAATACCCCGAGGTCTATGGTGGTCTGGGTGGGCTGATGGGCATGGCACCAGACGAGATGGGCGGCAGCGTGTTAGACCCAAACACCGCCCGAGTCAGGCAAGGCGCTGAGATAGGGTTTCCGCTTGGTACAGCACTGCAAATGCTGCCTTTTGCCAAACCAGCAACCGCAGGCGTCAAAGCACTAGGCCCCACAGCTGGTCGCATGGCAGAAGGCTACTTGCAGCGCCAGGGTCTGATGCCCAACATCGTTCCAAATTTCCCAACTTTTATTACAAACAGAAGCGAAGTAAAAAATATAGCTAACGATTTTGCTGATCAATTTAAGCAAATGGGCTTTGATGTAACCCTTGACCATTCTGGCAGTAAAGCTGGGGCATCAAGTTATCTTAGAGTGTCAGACCCACAAACAGGTAGATTTTTAAATAAACCGATTCGTATCTCTGACCACAGTAAAGGCGCTAAAGAATTAAATGCCAACATAAATGTTTTAAATCCTCAAGAAGATTTTGCAAAAATAATATCTTCTTTAAATGACATGAGGGCAAAGGGAGATACATTGGTTTTTAAGCAAGATAAATACGCTCAAGAACTTATTGCTAGTGGCGTTAAGCCAAAAACAGCTTATCAAAGAGCCAGAACTGAAATAACAGAAAATCAACCATCACCCTACCCCCAACAATCCTCCCTTGACTTAGCCCAGCAACGCGCAGCACTGCCAATTGAGCAAGGAGGTCTGGGGTTACCAGCCAACAATACTGCAATGGACAGGGCTAAGGCTATGAAATTTGAAGAACGAGGCTTTCATGAGACGGAAGGCGCAAATATTGAGAGTGGCCTAACCAATTTTGACGTTAGACGCGCAGGCGCTGCTGCTTCTGATGAACAAACTCCTTATGCCATGTTTATTAAACCTCATGGTCAATCCATAGGAATCGCAAAAAAGAACCCTGCACAGATGCCATTAATGGTCAAAAGTAATTTGACTGATGAGAACATTATGCAAGCGTTTGGCAATAGAGAAGAATTGCAACAATATTTAAATCAATATCCTGACATTCAAAAAGCAACTCAAGCAGTGAGTGATTTGGATAAAAAGATGGCTAATTACATGGGCGAGATACAAAAAAAAGCTGATGATTTTTATGCTCAAGGAAAAACAGAACAAGGCGATAAACTACTTGATTCTTTAAATGTTGACAGTAATTTAATGAAAGAATTTGATTTGCGAATGAATGAACTTTCAGCAATTTCAAAAGAAAAGATTACGGATTTATTTAAATCCAAAGGAATTGGAACTCTTGGGTTGACCAATGATGCTGGCGCTTTTGGTCGCAAAACAATTACAGAAGCGGTTTTAAATCCTGCTGAAAATGTGCGTTCACGTTTTGCAGCCTTTGACCCTTTTCGTAAGACTGCCGCTACCGCTATTGCATTTGGAGTGGCTGCACCGGATCTATTGGCTGCACAACCAAAACAGCAACCAAGTCGGAACAGTCTTAACTCATTTATTCAGTGATAACCGAGTTCCCCTTTAAAAAATGCCAATCTACCCACAAGAGGCCCACGAGCCAACAGATGAAATGAAAAGGCTGGTTGAAAGCACCAGCGGGTTAGGCTTGCCGCATGAGCAGATAGCTATTCTGGTTGGGATAGACGATAAGACGCTCCGCAAGCACTACCGCACTGAGTTAGACCTAGGCAAAGCCAAAGCAAATGGGCAGATAGCCAGGACACTGTTTGCCAAGGCCACAGGCGGCGACACCACGGCACTGATCTGGTGGACAAAGACCCAGCTGCGATGGGCTGAGACTGTCAAGCAAGAGATCACGGGCAAGGACGGGGAAGCGCTCCAGGGCATTCAGGTAACCTTTGTAAAGCCTAATGACTGACGTCAAAGCTGAATTCCCTCTCAAGCTGCAAAGCCTGTTCCAGCGCAGCCGCTACAAGGTTTGCTACGGCGGCAGGGGCGGTGCTAAGTCTTGGGGGATAGCCAGGGCACTGCTAATCAAAGGGGCCAAGGAACCAATCCGCATACTTTGTGCCCGTGAATTCCAGACCAGCATTAGGGACAGCGTACACAAGCTGTTATGCGACCAGATTGAGGCATTGGGCCTACATTCGTTCTACGAGATCACTCAGGCCAGTATCCGAGGCTCAAACGGCACTGAGTTTGCCTTTGCTGGTCTCAAGAACAACATCAGCAACATCAAGTCATTTGAAGGCGTGGACATCTGCTGGGTGGAGGAAGCCCAGACCGTCAGCCGCTTGTCCTGGAATGTGTTGATACCAACCATCCGCAAAGAGGCCAGCGAGATATGGGTCAGCTTTAACCCTGAGTTGGAGACAGACGAGACTTACCAGCGCTTTGTGGTTAAGCCGCCTGATGACTGCATCCAGATTAAGGTGAACTGGTCAGACAACCCCTGGTTTCCTGAAACGCTACGGTTGGAGAAGGATGCGCTCAAGCAAAGGGATGAAGAATCGTATAACCAAGTCTGGGAAGGTTTGTGCCGCCAGACAGTAGACGGGGCCATCTTTGCCAAGGAAATGCAGCAGGCCGAGAAGGATGGACGCATCTGCCGGGTTCCATTTGACGCCACAAAGCCTGTCCACGCTGTTTTTGACCTTGGTTGGTCTGATAGCACTGCCATCTGGTTTTTGCAGTTCGTGGGCATGGAAACAAGGCTTATCCGCTACATTGAGGACAGCCAAAAGACCATCAGCTATTACTTGGCAACCATGCAGACGTATGGATACCACTACGACAAGGTATGGTTACCGCACGATGCCGAGAATAAGACGCTGGCAGCATCTGGGCGCAGCATTGACGATATTGTCCGGGCGGCAGGGTACAAAACAGAGATATTGCCAAGGGTTCCCGTAGTGGACAGCATTAACGCAGCCAGAACAATATTTCCCAATTGCTACTTTGACCGTGAACACGCAGCTGATGGATTAGCCTGTTTGCGGCACTATCGCTACGAGGTAGATCCCGACACCGGGCAGTTCAGCAGAAACCCACTGCACGACCATTACAGCCACGGTGCTGATGCCTTTAGATACATTGGCCTTATGATTCGGGAACCGCACAAACGCAAACCCAAACTTGTTGCTGAGGCCGCAGGCAGCTGGATGAATTGAGGAATAACCATGAATGATCCCCGCATTGACGATGCCATCAAGTTTTGGCAGCTGGTGAACGACAGCGACAGCACCAACCGCAGCGAAGCACTGCAAGACATACGGTTTGCCGCGGGTGATCAATGGCCGGTGGAGATCCAAAATAGCAGGAACCTTGAAGCAAGGCCGTGCCTGACCATCAACAAGATTGATGCTTATGTGCGCCAGGTGACCAACCAGCAGCGCCAGCAACGTCCCCGCATCAAGGTGCATCCGGTAAACAACCTGGCTGATTACAAGATTGCCCAGGTGCTAGAAGGTATTACCCGTCACATTGAGGTTAACTCCAACGCCGACACCGCTTATGACACCGCTTTTGACTATGCTGTCCGAATGGGTTGGGGCTATTGGCGCGTTAATACCAAATACGTTAGCGAGGATTCTTTTGACCAAGAAATCTACATTGACGCTATAGACAATCCTTTTACAGTCTACTTTGACCCCAACAGCGTAAGACCAGACGGTTCAGATGCAGAGCGTTGCCTTGTCACCACACTGTTGAGCAAGACCATTTTCAAGGAAATGTACCCAGACGCTGACGATGGGGCTAACTTTACGCACCGCAGCACTGGTGACAATGCAGCGAGCTGGGTGACCAAAGAGGATATTCGGATTGCTGAATTCTTTTACGTTACCCGCGAGAAAGCCAAGCTTTACCTGCTGAGTGACGGTTCCAGCGGGTTTGCAGACTCTGACCGATTCCTTGAGCGAGTGACAGCTGCTGGATTGACTGTGGTGGATACCCGTGAGAGTTTCCGCAGGGCAGTGAAGTGGTGCAAGATGACCGCACTTGAGATTCTGGAAGAAAAGACATGGGACGGTAAATATATCCCCATCGTGCCGTGCTACGGCGCTCAAGTGATCGTTGATGACAAGCGCAAGAAGTATGGCCTGGTGCGGTTTGCTAAAGACCCACAGCGTATGTACAACTTCTGGCGTACCAGCATGACCGAAAGCATTGCCCTGGCGCCTAAAGCCAAATGGCTGCTTGCTGAAGGCCAAGACGAAGGCCACGAGAACGAATGGGCATTGGCAAACATCAAAAGCAGCCCTGTGCTGCGCTACAAGCAGAAAGACATAGAAGGACAGCCTGCACCAGTTCCAGTGCGCCTACAGCCCGAATCACCGCCTGCTGGCATCATGGACGCAGCCAATGCAATCAACACTGATTTACAGATGGTGTTGGGTATCCTAGACCCTAACCAGCTGCCCAGCGGCAACATCAGCGGCAAAGCGCTCCAGGGCCAACAGAACCAGACGGATCTGAGCAATTTTCATTTCTACGACAACCTGACGCGCAGCATCAAACATACGGGCAAGATTCTGCTGGATTTGATTCCCAAGATTTACGATACCCAGCGGGTGATGCGGATTATCGGCAGCGATGGACAGCCAGATATGACTACCATCAATGAGCAAACCGCGGTGGGCGAAGTGCTGAACGATGTGACGGTTGGCGAGTATGACGTTGTGATGGACACTGGGCCAGGCTTCCAATCCAAGCGCCAGCAGGCCGTGGAAGCCATGATGCCCCTACTGACTGGCAACAAGGAACTGTTTGACCTGGCTGGCGATCTGGTGTTTAGGAACATGGACTTCCCTGGTGCTGACGTTATTGCTGATCGGCTGGCCGCTAGAAACCCAATGGCGCAGATTGACGAGAAGTCAGACATACCGCCCCAGGTTCAGATGCAGCTTGCACAACAGCAGAAACAACTGGAGCAAATGCAGCAGCAATTGCAAGCCGCCCAGCTGGAGATCAATAACCGTATGCAAGTGGCGCAGCTTAAAGACGAAGGCGAAACCAAGCGCAAGTTGATGGACGTTACCGCACGGGCGCACAACACCGAAACGATGGCAGAAGTTCGCGTCAATGACCAGAATACCCGTGCTGTGACTAGCCAGAACAAGACTGAAATTGACGCGATTGTTCAATTGTTGTTACACCGAATGGATACAAGTCGATTGACAGAGGAAATTGAGCGCAGGAACTTAGAACAAGGCCAATATGCTCAATTTGCTGCCCAAGATATTAGCGAAGGAGCAAATCCGCTGATCCAACCCATGCAATAGTTGCATAACCTTTTGTTTTTGGGTAATAATGCCCCAACCCGACCCGTGGGTAGTAACGGGGCAAATCCTTGGAGTAATCCATGTCTGAAGAAGTAAGTGCAGTACAGAAAAGACTAGAAGCCAGTACGGTGACTAGCGAAAATTTAGCTGAATTCCAAGCTGAAAAGCTAGGTTTAGCTGACAAACCGCCACGCGAGGCTATTGAAACAATAGAGCCGCTGGACGATGACAGTCAGAGTGAACCAGCCAGTGACGAGCAGCAAACAACAGAGGAAAAAAGGCGACCTAAGATTGAGCGACGGTTTGAGGCAGTAACCAAGGCGCGTGATGAAGCAAAGCAAGAAGCGATGCGGGAGCGCGAAGCCAGGGTAAGCCTAGAACAGCGGTTAGCGGAAATGGAACGGAAACAAGCGCCAAAGGGCGAAGCCGAACCAGACCCAAGCCAGTTCACCGATATGTTTGAATATGCCAAGGCATTGACAGACTACAAGGTTGACCAGCGATTAGGGGAAGAACGGCAGAAGGCAGTACAGGCCAAGGTGCAAGCCGAGAAAGAGCAGGTATTAAACACCTGGTCAGAACGGGTTAACCAGGCCAAAGCAACGATGCCAAACTTTGAGCAAGTTGTGAAAAGCGCAGATATGACAGTGATCAATGAAGTGCGCGATTCCATCTTTGAGTCAGATGTTGGGCCACAGTTGTTGTATCACCTTGCTGACAATCCTGAATTCGTTGAAAAGCTGCAAGGGATGACGCCAGCCGCACAGTTGCGACAGATTGGGAAACTAGAGGCTATGTTTGAGAAACAAGACTCAAAGCCTGTTGTGCAGAGAAGTAGAGCAAGCGCACCGATTACCCCTATTCGGTCAGCCGCCAACGGGCGTGATGTTGCATTGACTGCTGATGGGCAGTTTCATGGCAGCTACCAAGCCTGGAAAGCAGGTAGACTTAATGGGCAAATTCGATAACCATTTTTTTAGGATTTATCATGGCAAATAATTTGCTTACCATCAGCATGATCACCAACGAAGCGTTGATGGTCTTGGAAAACGAGTTGACTTTCACGAGCCAAGTCGAACGTAACTATGACGATCAATTCGCTGTAACCGGCGCAAAGATTGGCGCAACACTGAACGTCCGTCGCCCTGGCCGCTTTGTCGGAACCACGGGGCCAGCGCTTTCGGTCGAAGACTTCAACGAGACGTCTGTACCAGTAACTTTGTCAACGCAGTTCCACGTTGATACCCAGTTCACCACGCAGGATCTGGCGCTGTCTCTTGACCGCTTCAGTGATCGAGTGCTAAAACCCGCGGTTGCTGCTATTGCCAATAAGATTGACCGTGATGGTCTGGTGATGGCTAAAAACGCCACTGCCAACATTGTTGGTACTGCTGGCACTGTCCCCACCAGCTTACTCACCTACCTCACGGCAGGCGCATACCTGGACTCCGAGGGCGCACCCCGTGATGGACGCCGAGCCTGCATCGTTGAGCCATTTACTGGTGCAACCATCGTGGACAGCTTGAAAGGTCTGTTTGTGCCATCCAACACCATTGCCAAGCAATACGAGCGTGGCATGATGGGCAAGGACTCGGCAGGCATGATGTGGAAGATGGATCAGAACGTTGTTAGCCAAACCTTTGGCAGCTACGCTACCGCTACCCTGGCTTGCGCTACCACCACGGCAACGGGCTTTCTGACCAGCGGCTGGGCATCAACGTCCACCATTGCTCTGACTGCTACCACTGCTACGGCTGGCCTCAAGCAAGGCGACACCATCACCATTGCAAACATCTTTGCAGCCAACCCACAGAATCGCGCAGCTTACGGCTCCAACCGTCTGCGTAGCTTTGTTGTCCAGGCTGATGTGACTGTTGCAACGTCTGGTACGACTTCTGTGATTGTGTCTCCTGCTGTGATCACTGCTGGTCAATTCCAGAATGTGGTTGTCAACAGCACCAGCGCTACAGCAGTTGTAACCCCGTTCAACAACACTGGCACTGTTTCTCCACAGAACATTGTTATGCACAAAAATGCATTTTGCATGGCATGTGCTGACCTCGAGCTACCCGACGGGGTTCACTTTGCTGGCCGTGCAGCTGACAAGGAACTGGGCCTGTCCATGCGTGTTGTTCGTCAGTACACTATCAACAACGATTCAATCCCAACTCGCGTAGACGTTCTCTACGGTTGGGCGCCGCTGTACCCCGAACTCGCTTGCCGAGTTGCAGCTTAACACCTACCACTAAGGAGTAACTATCATGGCAAATCCAGGCGCAGCAACAACCACTACCGTCCATCCGCAAGTTCTGTCGAGCAACCAGGCCATTCGTTTGCTTGCTTACGCAACCAGCGTTTCGCTTAATGCAACAGGCGATGCAACAGTAACCTTGCCGGTTATTAACACCAGCAGCTATAACATCACCAATGTTGTCATCACAAATGCTAACAAAGATGTGTCTGCTGGTTATCTGGCAATCTGGACGCAACCAGCTGGTGCGGGTACTGAAATTGTCACCAACGCAGCACTGACCAGCAATACCAGTTCAGCCTACGTTACCAAATCCACGGTGGTAGCAGCTACTGGCACAGCAAACCTTTCTGCTCAGACGTTCTACGTTAAAGTGGGAACTGCTGTCGCTGGCGGCACGGTTGACATTTTTGTGTACGGTACTGATTTCACAGCGTTTTAAACTGTCGGTTTTCAGTAAAATAAAAGGGGACTGTTCGCAAGGGCGGTTCCCTTTTTCACTAAAAAATCATGGCTACAACATCCCTATCCCCCACGCCCAAGCTGCAATTCTTTGATCTGAACGGCGCTCCATTGTCGGGAGGGTTGTTGTACACCTACGCTGCTGGCACAACCACGCCATTGGCTTCCTACACCGACAGCACCGGCAACATTGCCAACACCAATCCCATCATCTTAGACAGCCGTGGCGAGGCCAATGTGTGGCTTAGTGGGGCCATCTACAAATTTGCCCTGTACACCAGTGTCGGTGTGTTGATCTGGACGGTTGACAACATCAACGGCAGCACCTTTGCCTCTAATGCAACGGGTGACGGAACAACAACTGCTTTCTCGGTGGTCAATGGTTTTACTGCCATTTACATCAACGGCGTCTACCAGAACCGCAACACATATACCGTAACCAGCGGCACGGTAACTTTTACTGAAGCACCGCCCTACACATCCATTATTGAAGTTGTTTACAACTAGGAATCGCCATGTTAAAAGTAGCAAATTCAGTCATTAACGCCAGCCAGATCAAAACGCCCATTACGTTTGTTGGCGACGTCACTCTGTCCACTGGCAACCTAGTTATTGGTACAGCAGGCAAAGGCATTGACTTTTCTATTACATCATCAGGCACTGGCACGATGACCAGCGAGTTGCTGGCTGATTATGAAGAAGGTACGTTCACTCCCACTTATACCTCAACAGGAACACCGCCGACAGTTACCTATTCGCATCAATATGGCAAATACACTCGCATTGGTCGTCAAGTGTTCTTTACGGTGGAGCTTGGTACAAATTCTGCGGCAGCTGGGACTGGCGTTTTGGCTATCGGTGGACTGCCATTTACTTCAGTAAACGACAGATATTCTGGAACATTGAGTATTGGTTACGCAGACGGCTTTACAATCGCCTCCCCGTCTGGTGCTTACATCGGCGCAAATTCAACAATTGCACAATTAACCTATCAAGCCAGCGCAACATCTAGGACAGACATGTTGACTTCGTTCTTAACCCTTACTGCTGGACAAAACTATCTGATCATCTCCGGCTTTTACATGGTTTAAGGAATAAATTATGGCGCTGACAAAAGTAACCTACTCGTTAATTCAAAACGCATCTGTCAACGTCAAAGATTTTGGCGCTGTTGGAGATGGCGTGGCAGACGATACGCAGGCAATTAAAGATGCCATTGCAGCTTGCTATTTACCCACCACAGGAAGCTCTGGGAGACAGTACGCAAAAGATTTGTATTTTCCCGTTGGCGATTATCGCATTACAAGTTCAATTCAATTTGCGCCTGCTAATGGGTTAATTGGGTTTACTGTCTATGGCGACTCATCGGGATCGTCCAACATTTTTTACGAAGGTTTTGAAACTAATTTTCAATGCCAGTACAGCGCAGCTATTTTATTTAAAGACATTGCGTTTTGGTCATCTGGTGTTGACGATGACCAAGTGGCGTTTCGTGTTAACTACCAGTCAGGAAATGTTCCGCTAAGAAATTGGAAATTTGAACGTTGCGCGTTTTGGTATTTTTACGAATGTTTTGATGTTACAGGCGACGCGCTGTGCAGCGAGTTTAATTTTCACGGCTGTTATTTCACGGACTGTTACTATTTGATGGGTAACTCCAACGATCAGGCAGTTAACTGGAACTTTGTCGATTGCAATTGGGAAAACGTAGACCTTTCTACAGTTAGAGCACTTGACGGCTCGGCAATTTTCTTTTTGTCCAAAGGTACTTCCGTAATTTGGACTGGTGGTTCTTTGATTTTCCACGGTCGGATGGTATTTTTTAACCTGACCTCATCAGCATCGTTTGCTGACACATCTCACCGACTCACATTTCAAGGTGTTCGGCTAGAGCTTCCACCAAACGGTTCTAACACCCACTCAACATTGTTGGACAAAACAGGCACAGGTTATGTGTCTGGCTCAAACTCCCCAACAGTGTCAATTGTTAATTCAACAATATTTAACCGATCACCGATTGGTTTTGCGTTAAATTATTTTAATATATGGAATAACTGCAATTTTGTATTTGAAAACGTAGAGGTAAGCGGCGGTTATGTAACGGCAATTTACGATGCCAACACTGGCAGTCAAAACCCAAATTTGCGGATCATAAGTTGCAAGGGGCTGTTGTACGAAGAAAACACATCGGGCCGCGTTACCAGTCATATTTCACCTAACGCAACGATTGTTCCAAATGATATGCAGAATCAATCGCTGCCTTTGATTGAAGTTCGCAATAATAATCTTTCTGTCACCCCAAGCAGTTCAGTAAAACGCATTTGGGTTCGTGGGCCAACAGGCTCATTGCCTCTTGGCGGCACTACGGTGAATCTTCCTGAACTGCAAGACCACTTCACGCTAATCAATATTTTCTGTTATCGGTTTACGGTGGCGGCTTTTAATTTGACAGTTGAATTAAAAGACCAAGCAGACACCATTGTTTACGGAACCGTAACTGTCAATGCTGGTGTGACCAACGGACAAGGTTACATTGGCAAGGAAATGGGGTTTGAGATTCCAAGCGGAACCCCGTTGATGTTCAAGTTTACCGGCACACCTGAGATTGTTAAAGGTGTAGCAGGATTAGAATATCTTTAACAGAATAATCAAAAAATGTTTTAAACAATCAAAGAAAAGAAAATGGCGCTCTCAAAAACTTTTGAACTTGATGGAAAAGTCTTTATTGAAACTGATGCTGGTAGAATTTTTAAACATCAAGAAAAAATTTCTATCGCCGCGTATATTAAAGTTGTTTCCATTTCCGGAAATAAAACTTCAATAAATGCAGTTGTTTCTTTTTCTGAACAAGATGTGCTTTTTGAAAAAAATTACTGCCTCCCTGTAAAGTCCAACCAAGAAGCCAAAAATTTTATCGCTCAAGTGTATGAACACTTAAAAACACTGCCAGAATTTGCTGGCGCGACCGATTGTTAAACCAAAGCCCAAGTGGATTCTTGGGTCATATTAGGAAAGCATCATGTTAGAAAAAATTATCTCTGTTGATTTGATTGAAGTCATTGAAAATGGTGCTGTCCAAGTACGCACCAAAACTGCCATCATGGAGGACGGCAAGCAGATCAGCGGCTCATTCCACCGTCACGTTGTTGCCCCAGGCGATGACTACAGCAAGCAGGACGCCCGTGTGAAGGCCATCTGCGCTGCAACGCATACGGCGGCTGTGGTGGCTGCTTACAAGGCTGCTGCCGAAAAATGATCCGCACCGCCTCTGGCCCAATCTTGCGATACATGAAAGCCTGTGGCTTCCAGGGCTGGACATCGTTCTGGAATGTCATCTACATGGCTCCAGGCTATGAGTTGAACAATGCCTTAATCAGGCATGAAATGACGCACTTGGAGCAGATGCGGCGGGATGGCAAAGTGCTGTATGCCATCAAGTACACATGGTGGATGCTGCGCTATGGTTATAAAATGAATCCGTATGAAGTTGAGGCACGAGCCGCTGAACAACCTTGAAAGACAAACATGACACAAGAAGCATTCCAACCAATTGGTGCAACAGTTAACTTTACCGGCGCAACCAGTGCGCCAACGGCAGTGCAGCCCAACCCATCAAATGTGGTCAACACTAATTTTAGGTTTGTCAATACTGGTGCTGTGACCGTGTTTTTGGGAACTGGTACAACGTCAGCAATTGCTGTGACAGCTGCATCTGTAACCACCGGCATTCCATTAGTAGCTGGCGCTGTTGAAGTAATGAGTTTTCCTCAAGGAACATTCTTTACAGGCATCACTGCAAGCAGCACCGCGGTGGTCTACGTTACGCAAGGGCAAGGGCTGTGACAACCCCCCAAGACATCATTAATCGGGCGCTGAAGGACGTTGGCGCTTTAGCTGCGGGGGAAACTCCTGCGGCAGCAGATTCGGCAGATGCGTTTGATATGCTGAACGATATGTGCGCTCAGTGGTCAAACGAAAACATGATGGTCTTCTATAAGACTGAAATCATTTTTCCAACAACGCCCAACCAGGTGCAGTACACCATTGGCCCAGGTGGTCAGGTAGGCGCATCGTTTACAGGATCTATTGCTGGTACAACCCTGACGGTCACTGCCATCACATCAGGCGCTATAGCGATTGGTCAAACCCTGTCAGGCACTGGCATTACCGCAGGAACCACCATTGTGGGCTTCACAACGGGCGCAGGCGGCAACGTTAACGAGGCAGGCACATACACTGTCAGCACCAACCAAACAACGACCAGCGGCACGATAGCAGCTTACTACGAGCGCCCCCTAACCATTGAGAGTGCCTTTGTGCGGATTGCTACGATGCAGGGTGGCAGTTCTGTTGCTGGCGGTTACCTTGACTATCCTGTGGCCATTCTTGGTGCAGAGGAATACCAGAGCATTGGTATTAAGCAGCTAAGTGGGCCGTGGGCTAAGGCCGTTTACTACCAGCCAAGCGAAGTTCTGGGGACATTGTTTGTCTATCCAAACCCCAGCCAGGGCGAGTTGCATTTGTTTACTCAGACCATTTTTCGGCAGTTCAACGGCTATGCTGACTCTATCCAGCTGCCCCAAGGTTACAACAATGCGTTGCGGTGGTGTTTGGCGGAAAGGTTGATGCCTATGTACGGCAAGACCAATGCGACTACCATCGCAATGATTAACGCATTTGCTGCCCAAGCCAAGGCCACGATCAAACGCACCAATATGCGTCCCCCCCAAGTTTCGCGTTATCCTGATGCACTGATGGTTGGCAAAGCCAAAGATGCCGGTTTTATCATGGATGGCGGTTTCCGTTAAACAAGGATTATTATGACTACTGTTGCCATTTCTGCTCTGCCCGTTGCTACCGTCATCAACGCTGCCGACATTGTTCCGTTTGTCCAGGCTGGCACAACCAAAAGCATCAGCAAGACCTTGCTGTTCACCAGCCCCACATTGGTGACGCCTGCGTTGGGTACGGTTGCCAGTGGCGTCATTTCAGCCTGCACATCGACCAGCATGGTTATGGTTACACCTGTAATCGGCGCAGCCACCGGAACTAGCTTGGCAGTAACGGGTGCACTCACATCCTCTGGCACAGCTGGCGTAGGCTACGCAACTGGCGCTGGCGGTGCTGTGACGCAATTGACCAGCCGCACCACAGGCGTGACGCTCAACAAAACAACTGGTGCAATCACCATGTTCAGCGCAGCAGGCACAACCACTGCGGCAACTTTTACTGTGACCAACAGCACCGTGGCGGCAACCGATGTGATCATCCTCAATCAAAAGTCAGGAACGGATCTGTACGACCTGATGGTTACGGCAGTGGCGGCAGGAAGTTTTAACCTGACATTCCGCACAACTGGCGGCACTACTACTGAAACTCCGGTCTTCAACTTTGCAGTGATTAAAGCAGTAGCCGCTTGATATGCCAGATTTTGGTTTTGTTGGGACTTCATACGAAGCCCCTTCTATCTATCAAGATGCTCAAGAGTGCATCAATTTCTATGCGGAGATTGACCCTCAAAAGCAGCCCGGAGAGCGTGGCGTTGTAGCGCTGTACCCAACCCCTGGCCTGACCCTGCAAACGCAGCTGGCAGTGGCAGAAGTGCGTGGGCTGCATACTCTGTCAGGCGAGACAATCCTGATTGCAGTGTCAGGTGCAAGTGTTTACTCGGTCAATACCAGCATGGTGGCAACCTTGATTGGTACGCTGTTAAGCAGCACTGGCCCCGTGTCCATCAGTGACAACATCACTACCAACAACGGGTTGACTGCCTACATCGTGGATGGCGGTAACCGCTACACCTGGATTGCAGCCACAAATACCTTTGCAGTTCTGTCTAGCGCTGATGGCCCGTGGCAGGGCGCAAACGTCACAGACCAAGTTGACAACTATTTCCTCTACAACGAGCCAGGAACGCAAAACTGGGCGTGTAGCGACCTTGGCCTTGCTAGTTCATCTTTAGCGCTTTACGGCACGGTTGATGGATCTAGTGACCTGTTGGTGAGCTTTATTGTTGACCGCAGGCAGGTTTACCTGTTGGGTGAACGCACAACAGAGGTTTGGACTGACATTGGCAACGTAATAACTGGCATCACCACCTTCCCGTTTCAACGGGTGCAAGGCACCAGCAGTCAGAGTGGTATTGCTGCAAGGTTTTCTTTGGCCCGGTTTGGCAACAGCTTTGTGTGTGTGGCCCGAGACACTCGCGGTGATGGCACCATTGAAATGATGGAAGGCTACACCTGGGTACGAATTTCTACCCACGCAGTTGAGCAGACGCTCATCAATCAATACATTGCGGATGCAATTGCCTACACCTATCAGATTGAAGGCCATGAGATGTACGTTGTTACATTTCCAAGCATCAATTTAACCTGGGTTTATGACCTGTCCACCAAAAGCTGGCACAAATGGCTGGCGTTTGCAAATGGCGTATACAGCCGCCACAGGTCAAATTGCGGTGCGTTTTTTAACAGTATGTACATTGTTGGGGACTACCAAAACGGCAAGCTCTACAGCATTGAGAATGATGTCTACACTGAAGATGGTGCCACTATTCGCAGACTGCGCCGAGCGCCACACCTGGTAGCAGATTTCCAGCGCCAATACTTTGATGAACTGCAAATTCAATTCCAACCAGGCGTAGGGCTTGGCGTCACACCAGAGCAAACTGCTGATGGCATTGTCACCGAATTGGCAAACGTTCCACCAGCTGGCCCAAGCTACCAACTGATTGCAGAGTTTGATTGGCAGTACCTAGCAACAGAA